GTGACAATAAAGATTCTGTTTTAATTTTTGATATCGCAGATGATTTAACTTTTAGGAATCAGAGTAATTTTACACTTAATCACTTTCAATCCCGTATAAATATATATAACGAGGAACAATTCGACTATGAAATCAGCAAGGTAACCCTATAATGATTACAGATACATACAAAATCTTAAAGCTTATTAGTGGTGAAAATATCATTTGTGAGCTCACAGAAGAAAATGGTAAATATGAAATTTCAAGGCCGTTGTTAATGCATGTTCAACCCTCTATAACAAGGCAAGGGATGTCAGAATCTTTAATGTTTTCGCGTTGGGTTCAACCTTTTACAGAACAAAAATCCTTTGAGATTGACCCGAAACATGTTATTATTGTATTACCCGCCTCTAGAGGACTAAGTATATATTATGAAGATGTTATTGAGAAAATAGAAGGTGGTACAGAAAAAATATCAACGCTGGATGATATTAATGAAGATGATATTTACGATGAACTCCTAGAAGACATAGAACCAGAAACTAAATTAATACATTAATGTATATTTCTGTAACTCACTACAAGCTAAATATAACACTATTTTTATGAGGAGTCAAGGTTCTTTTGTATTATAATGTCCCTTGACATAATCATTATAATGTAGTATAGTGGTTAAAGATTAAGGAGAGTAATTATGGCGAAAGCAAAGGGCGAACATTACGTTGACAATAAAGTTTTTTTAACAGCGATGGTTGAGTGGAAAGAAAAATGTAAAATAGCAGTGGAGGCTGATAAACGAATTCCACCTGTTACAAACTACATAGGTGAGTGCTTTCTCAAGATTGCAAATCATCTATCTTACCGGCCGAACTTTATTAACTACACATACAAGGATGATATGATTTCAGATGGTATCGAGAACTGCCTTCAATATGCTTCGAACTTCAATCCAGAAAAGTCGTCGAACCCTTTTGCTTACTTTACCCAAATCATCTACTACGCCTTTATCCGAAGAATTCAAAAAGAAAAAAAGCAAACCCACGTTAAAAATAAAATCATAGCAAGTTCTAACTATCAATCATATGATACTATGCCGGGCGATTCAACAAGTTATCATATATCCAATTCTTTTGCTATGGAAAATCTTCCACAAGAAGATGTATATAAACCGAAGAAAGTAGATAATAATATTAGTGATAAGAAAGGTTTAGAGAATTTTATGGAAGATGAAGATAAGGGCGTTGCAGTAAGAGGAATCGATTAATTTGCAAATAGCTATTATAACTGATACACATTTTGGAGCCAGAAATGATAATCAGAATTTCAACGATTTCTTCTACAAATTTTATGAGAACACTTTCTTTCCTACTTTAAAGGAAAGGGGTATCACTACCTGTGTTCATATGGGTGACGTAGTAGACCGGCGTAAATACATTAGTTTTAAAACTGCTAGTGATTTTCGTAAGAGATTTATTGGTAAATTTCAAGAGATGGGTATTGATTTACACATCATCATCGGCAACCATGACACCTACTATAAAAACACCAACGAAGTTAATTCTATGGAAGAGCTGGTAGGTTCTGACAGGTTCAACATCTACACCGGCCCCAAGGTTGTAGAGTTTGATGGATGCCCTATTCAGTTCATGCCATGGATTAATACTAACAACTATGATGAGTCGATGAATGCGTTGAAACATTCCCCCGCACAGATTCTTATGGGACACTTAGAGGTAAATGGTTTTGAAATGCACAAGGGACATAAGTCTGATGGCGGTTGGGACAAAGAATTATTTCGTAGGTTTGACCTATGCTTTAGTGGACACTTTCATCATAAATCCGATGATGGCCAGATATATTATCTGGGCACTCCGTATGAGATTACTTGGAGTGATCACAATGATCCGAAAGGTTTTCATATTTTTGACACAGAGACACGCGAACTAGAGCGTATCATTAATCCGTATACTATTCACGAAAAGATTTTCTATGATGATACTACAACAGATTATGTCAAAGAGGATGTAACTAAGTATAAGGACAAGTTTGTAAAACTAATCGTGGTGAACAAGAAGGACTTATACCAGTTCGACAAGTTTACAGACAGGTTGTTGCAGGCTGACGCATTTGAGGTTAAGATCATTGAGGACTTTTCTGAGATGGATGCCGACAATGTATCAGATGACATTGTAGAGAACACCGAAGACACGATGACGTTACTAGAGAAATACATAGATCAACTGGACGTTACTTTGAGTAAAGATAGACTTAAAAATACAATGAGAACACTCTACACAGAAGCACAAGATTTAGAGATGTAAAGGAGATAATTATGGAATATATTTTAGAAGCACTTAAAAAGAAATACGAAGGTGATATTGCAGTTGCAAGAGCAAACGTGCAAGTATACACTACCAACGCGGCTGGTATTGGAGAACATTCTAATATTGTACAAGCAGTTGACGAACAGATTTGTTTGATTGCTGAAGCTCAAGATAAACTTAACGTATTAAATCAATGGGATAGCCAAATACAAAGATTTATTGATTAAATAATGATTCATTTTGAGACTGTGAAGTGGAAGAACTTCCTGTCAACTGGTAACAACTTTACAGAGATTCAGTTAGACAGAAATTCAACCACATTAATTATTGGTGAGAACGGTGCAGGAAAGTCAACCATTCTTGATGCGATGTGTTTTGGCTTGTTTGGTAAGCCTTTTCGTAATATCAACAAGCCCCAACTCTTAAACTCTGTCAATGGCAGTGGAGCTGTGGTCGAGGTTGAGTTTCGTATTGGAACCAAGAAGGTAAAGGTTATTCGCGGCATTAAGCCAAACATCTTTGAAATTCATGTCAACGGTAAGTTGTATAACCAAGATGCTAACTCGCGTGACTACCAGAAGTATCTTGAACAGCAAATCCTAAAGTTAAACTATCGTAGCTTTACTCAGGTTGTTATTCTGGGCTCATCCACCTTTGTTCCTTTTATGCAGTTGAAGTCTAAACATCGACGTGAGGTTGTTGAGGAGATTCTTGATATCCAGATTTTCTCCCTGATGAATATGTTGCTTAAACAACAGTTGAAGACTATATCTGATGACATGCGTGAAGTGGATTATAAGTTCAGTTTGACAACGGAGAAGGTTACCCTACAGGAGAAGTATATTGATGAGATGTTTATGCATAAGGAAAATCTCATAAAGGAAAAAACCTCACTTATAGGCGGAAATGAGGAAGAGATTTTCAAGAAAAATCTGGAGATTGATTTTTACACCACAAATAATAAAGAACTTCTGTCATATATTGATGATACTGATAAAGTAAACGATAAGCATACTAAACTAAAAGACATTCAATCGCAGCTGAAAGAGAAGCACCGGGCCCACACTAAACTTGTTGATTTCTTTGAGAGTAATGAGGACTGCCCAACTTGTCAGCAACATATCGATGAAACCTTCAAATCCTCTATGATTGACAAAAAGAAAAGTGACGCAGATAAGGTCAATTCTGGAATGGAAGAGCTCAAAGAAGAGTTGGCCAAAGTTACTTCCCGACAGAAAGAGATAAACGACATCGCTGTTAAGATTAGAGATAATGAGGTTCATATTGCAAAAGAGAATAGTTCTCTCATTCAGCTTGAAAAATTTAATGCTACTTTGCAATCAGAGATTGATCAATTAACGAGTGGTGAAATTAACAAGAGTGACCATAATAAACTTAAAACTTTGAAGGAAACTCTCTCTGGCCTTGATATGCAGAAATCAAAGTTGCGTGAGGATCAAACTTATGCAGAAGCTGCGAGAAGTATGTTACAGGATACAGGTATCAAAACTAAAATCATCAAGCAGTATCTTCCTATCATGAACAGGCTGATTAACACCTACCTAACCTCTATGGAGTTTTATGTTAACTTCACTCTAAACGATAATTTTGAGGAAACCATCAAGTCACGCTATCGTGATGAGTTTACCTATGAATCTTTCAGCGAGGGAGAGAAGATGCGTATTGACCTTGCACTGTTGTTCACATGGAGAGCAGTCGCAAAGATGAAGAACAGCACCAACACCAATCTGTTGATCCTTGATGAGATATTTGACAGTTCGATGGATGGTACAGGCACAGATGAGTTCCTAAAGATACTCAATACGTTGGGTGATGAGAATGTATTTGTGATCAGTCATAAACAGGATGCACTCGCAGACAAGTTTAGAAGCACTATTAAATTTGAGAAGGTAAAAAACTTCAGTCATGTGGCAATCAACTGAAAATACTATAAAATACATTGAAGATGGTGTTTTAGAACATTTGACAAAAATGCGATATTTGCGTTCGATTTTTCTTCAAAATTTAATAAATTTTTCCAATAAAGATTCAATTAGTGGGTCGGATAGTTTATTTTTACAATTAACATGTCTACGAGAAAAACCAAAAAAGATAATGGAAATTGGTACATGGATAGGAAGTAGTACCTATAGTATAGCACAGGCTTCCGATGCATTTATATACACATGTGATCAAGGACCAGATAATTTTTATACAATCGAGGGCCAGGAATTATATACAGATAGAATTATTCGTCATCCAGAAACACATAGTTTGGAATTTCTAGAAAATTTAGATGGTGGTTTTGACTTTGTATTTGTTGATGGTTGGATAGTGGATGATGATGTTAAAGGTATATTTGATAAGTGTGAGGATAAATTTACCTTTATAACCCATGATTATTATAGGCTCGAAAAATCAAAACCAGTTTTTTGTAAGGGCCATCATGCTGCTAAGAGAATGATAAAATATGCTTGGAAAAATGGATATGAGTTTGAATTGTATCCAGCAAGCCCAGATTGGTATGGCCTGGGGTGCTACGTTGAAAGGTTTGGTGGTATTAATAGTTGTTGTGCGATGATAAAATTTGAGAGAATATAATGGGAAAACGTAGTGACTTTGAACGCAAACCAAGAGACTTCTATCCTACACCGATGGAAGCAGTAGAACCTCTATTGCCGCATTTACGAGAGGGATTTACGTTTGCAGAGCCTTGTGCTGGTGATGGTGCGTTGATTGATCATCTAGAGACAAAAGGTTTGTGTATGTGGGCAAGTGACATTGAACCACAAGCAAAAGGAATACATACGAGCCCATACGATAAAATAGGATATGATGAACTTATCGAATCAGATTGTGTAATCACAAATCCGCCATGGGACAGAAAAATCTTGCATCCCATGATTGAATATTTTGTTCCAAGAATTAAAACTTGGTTATTGTTTGATGCAGATTGGATGCATACCAAACAGAGTGTTCCCTATATGAAGATGTGTAGTAAAATAGTGAGTATAGGAAGAATTAAGTGGTTTGGTAACATGACAGGCAAAGACAATTGTGCGTGGTATCTTTTCGAAAACAGAACTTTCGGTACAACTTTTTATGGAAGAACAAAATGACAGTTAATACAGACGGATGGCATAAGCAGCCACATTACAATCAACAAAAGATAGATATGATGAAGAGGATAGAGGACACACAATTGGTTTCTGTAACGAACCCAATTCTAAAAAAACCACTAGAGTCCTGTTCTATTGGTCTGGACCGTAAGGAACTACAGGATCGTTTGCTCAGTGCAATGGAACATTATCAGGGTATCGGTTTATCTGCGAATCAGATTGGTATCAAAGAACGCGCTTTCATTATGTATTCGGATGTGAAGAAGAAAGAAATGATCACCTGTTTCGATCCTCTGATTACAGAATATAGTGAAGAAAAGATCATTATGGACGAGGGTTGCTTGACATGGCCCGGTCTGTGGTTGAAGGTGGAACGCTCA